ATACTCTCAATTTCTCTGGTCTTAGAAACGAATCTTTCACTACTGTTAAAATTTCTGCACCTCAAGGTGGTGAATGGACAGTTAATAAAACTGCTAATGTTGTTGCTAACCAAGTTCAATGGACTGGCAATTCTTCTGGTCTTGCTAACATTCATGCATACTACACTGTTGGTGGTCAACATTATCTCATCATTAAGAATATTCGTGGCGGTAAACTAGAGTTTAGTGAGTATTATAACACTAGATTTGAGCAGGGAAGCACGTTTGCTGATATGCTGGAAGACCAGGATATGGGCAAATCGCTACCTCTAAAAACACTAATCGCGAAAAATTATCCCCAATATTTTTACAAGCAAAACGGTTCTAATGTTTATACTATCACCCCTGGTGATCGTATTCAAGACGGTGCTGGTATTGAGTATTATGTTGATAGTGTTGAGGATGTTGGTGTTATTGAAGATACGTTCTATGTCTTTAGTTATGAAACTCTACAACGCAGAATTGCTGGTCAGCAAGATGGTATTTACTACTTAAGTTGCTTACGTGGTAATATTTCGCCATTCCCAACTGGCGCTGGTGTTGCTGAAAACTTTAAGAAGTTTAAATTCTCACAACCAGTCAGTAGCTTGTATCCTTTAGATTACAAGAATGATCCGTTGTGGTTCCAGAAAAATGGTACTACTGCAGAAGAACTTAATGTTGCTTCTCAGTTGTTAGATCCACCACCTACGTTCTCTGCTGCTGATAACTATACTCAGGGTCTTGTAACAACTAACGACTTCAAAAATTCTGTTACTAGAGAATTAGTTGAAGATCTAATTGATCAACCTGCATTTAACGAAAACAATTATATTTCTAATGCGATTGAAGCACAGGTAGGTAATGCAACTTCTGGTTCTGAAGATCGTAAGATTCCAATTGCTGGTGATAGCACAGTTCTAACAGATCAACGTTATTATGTTGAACTTAGAAGACCCTCTATTGCTCGTGCTGGTAATCACACGTTTGAGTATCTTGGATTCGGTCCAGGAAACTACTCTACTGGTCTCCCTGCGCGTCAGGAGATCGTGTTATCACCAGATGAGGACTTCTATGCTCAAAGTAAGAAAGAAGACGGCGGTATCGTCTTCTATACGGGTCTAAACTCTAATGGAGATCTGTATATTGGTAATAGAAAAATTAATGCTATTACAGGTGAAGAAACATTCCTAGAGAGAGCAACTCTTCAATCTAGTGCTGATGACGATGAGGATATCGGTAATCTAGTCACATCATTCGATACTCCCGTAACGTTCAACCAGAACATTACAGTTGTTGGTGGTGATGGTTCACAGCAGAATGTATTCCAGTCTCCTTTGATCATTTCAGTACAGGATAATGACCTAACTGAAGTTAGAGATTCGTTAATTATTCGTTCTAATGTATCTTCTGTTGATCCTGTAACTGGTGATGAGCAAGATGAGTCTCTTGATAGAACTAACTTTGCTCCACCAACACTTGGTGATATTAGAATTAGTAAGAATAAAATTCAAGCCGCTGTATTTGGATTTAATGCAAGAGGAAAGGGTCAAGCATACGAGTTTAAGACTCATATTACTAACGGTGTTCCTTCTAATATCTCTCCAAATAATAGCAATTTAGTTGCTCAAAATGGAAATAGATTAATCACCAATCAATTTGTTTCTTTTGGTGGTGTTGCTGCTAAAGCAGGTGATGTTCTTTTCAAAGGAAAAGAAATTGGTAAGACGGGTTCACTTGGTTGGGTGTTCTCTAACTACTTTACTCAAATTCCCAACAACAATATCTTTACGATTGAGTTTGATGGAACTAACGTAGTTAAGTTGACATTCAAAGATCAGAATGGTGTTAATGTTGCAAACTCTGCTATTGGCATTACATCTGGTTCTCAAATTAGACTCAATAATTATATTGATTCTAGATTGTCTAATACTTGGACAGTATTCAGTCCCAATGGTGATGCATTTGATCCTGCAAACAACTATGTTCACTTCCAAGTTAATGATAACATTACCATTGAAACATTAAGTTGGAATGGTGCTGGTGGTGTTCTAAGTTCTGCTCCTGCAGGAACTAATCCTAGTGTTGACTTCTCTAATTCTTCTTGGAAAGAACAGGGTGTTATTGGTGCCGAGACACTTAGAACGGAAACTGAAACAATTGGTGATTACAAGTTAGGCGTTAATACTATTGCTCGCTCTGATCATGCTGCATCGCAAAATGCATTTGTATCCAATGAAACTGAACCAAGAGCAAACTTAGATGTTGTTGGTAATACTTTTATTAGCGGTAAGAAGATCTTATCTTACTTAACTGAAACTAGTATTATTCATGTAGAGACTAACCAGGACAATGCATTCTTAGTTGGTGGTGATAGTGCAAATCCAAGTGATATTTCTACCTTAAGAGTCATGACCACTAATAGTGGAAGACTAGGTATTAATACTGCTGTTAATGATACTGTTAATCCTATTAATAACTTAGATAGAAACTTTGTTGTTATTGGTGATTCTAGATTCTCGGATGACGCTAACTTCCAAGCAGATATTGAAGTTAATGGTGGAGATATTACTACCACTAACAATGCATTCAATTTTATTAATTCTAATGCACAGATTCTTAATTTTGCCGGTGATGGTCAGATTCTGAACTTTATGAACAACCAAACGGTTGATCAAAGCATTGCTATTGGTAACTCTACCACTAGACAGACAATTCTAGTTGGTGAGGCATCTCAAACCGGTGTTCTTAAAATTCACAGGAATGCTGATGATGCAACTGTTGATATTGCTACTGTAAGCAACAATGCTACATCTGAGTGTAAAATTACACTTGGTGGTGCATGGGCAACTCAAGCAGATGCTACATCTTATACTAAAATTGGCACATTCTATACTGGAGTTGCTGGCAATCTTGAAATTGGCACCGGATGGGGTGCTGGAACTAGTGAGTCTAGATTATACACCCAAACAAGAGTTGTTAATCTTTTTGATGGTGATCAAACTAACACTGTCAACCTTGCAACGAACGCAACTACGTTTACACTAGGTTCTACTGGTGGTACTACATTCATCAGAAACACCCTGAACGTTCTTGCTTCTACAATTGTTGAGGGCAATATCAGACTAGACGGTGGTCTAAATGCTGGTATTATTAAAGTTGGTAGAGGTAAGTTTGGAACTACCAGAATTCCGCACTTAATTGGTGGTGTCGAAAATCCAAACATTGACTTCTATAAGTATGAGACAACTGGAAAAATTATTGATACCGCTGGTGTATCTCAATGGGGTTCAACATCATTCTTGGTTGCTGGTGGTCAGATTGCTTCTATTGATAATCTCGTCAACAATGGTGCTAACAACAGAACACCTGGAACATATTCCTTCCTTTCTGCAACTACTTCTGGTGCTGGATCTGGTTCTACATTTACAATTATCGTTAGATTTGACTATACTCTTGATGTTAGCATCGAGAGTCCTGGTGAAGGATATTCTGATAATGAAGTTCTAACTATTACTGATTCCCAATTGGGTGGCGGTGGTGGTGGAGACCTTACCTTCCAAGTTAATGGAACTAATTCTGCTGGCACAAGTTATTATTTGCCAATTTCTCAACCTGTTGTTGGAGATTTCCAAGTTGGTGATCTTCTCTTCCTTGATAGAGCAAATGCAGCATCTCCTGATTCGATCGGAACTGGTGCAAATATCATTACTGGATTGAGAGATGAAGCAAAAAGTGAAATTCTACGTGTTATTGGTATTGCAAACATTGCTAATCCACTAGATCCTAATGGATTTAGATTAATTGTTAGTAGAGGTGCTGAAGGTACTGGAACATATACAGACCACCCAGACGGTTGTGTTATTTCTAAGTTTACTAAGCAAGGAAATGCTTCTTATATTACAGGTTCTGATCTTGATAACAATGGTGAACTAGATGAACCATTAACTGGCATTGGTAGTGGTTCTGCTGATGTTAACATTGGTGTTGCTGAATTTGGTGGAACAATTTCTCTACTTGATTATATCAGACTATCAAGTTCAGAATTTGTATCGATTGTTGAATTGATCTCTACATCACCACAATCTTTGATTGTTAATGATGGTGGCAATCCTGCTGCTGATGTATTTAAAGTTGAATCTACAACTGGTGATACTTACATCTTCGGTGATATTCTTGCTGGAGTTGGATTTAATAAGTTCACTGTTGATTCTAGCACTGGTAATACTATTACTCAAGGATCTTTAACCACAAATAATACGATCACACTTAGAGGATCAACTTTTGCTGCAGTCAAGGGTAATCCTGCTGCTACACCAGCTTACTCTGATAGTCAACTATTTAAGTTGACCCCTCAAGGTAATACAGAGTTCTTAACTCTTTCAAATGGTGGTAGAGACGGTGTTGTTGAAGCCGTTACTTTCCAAGTTGACACAGCAACGGGAAGCATCTACAGTACAGGAGATCTGGAGTTCTATGGCACTGACATTACAGGTGTTGCAGATCTATCCGAACCAAGATTGACATTTAATAACTCTTCTGGAGACTTTGAAGTATATGGTTCGTTCTCTGCTTATGGATCTGGAGTAAGTAAGTTTGGTGGTGCTATTCAAATTGGTGGTGCATTTGGCACTACTGATACTGATTTCCCATATCGTGCATCAGCTGACCTAACGATTAATGGTGGTAATTTAACAGTTAACTCTAATGGAACTACAATTTTTGATGTTGCAAATGATGGTGCTCTTACTGTTGCTGGTATTAGTGATTACTTCTCACAAACTGGTGGTCGTAAGTGGGTTTATACTGCTAGCAGTGTAGTTGAGTGTGATGCAAACATTAATTACTTTATTAATTGCACTGGAAATACACTTGTCAAACTTCCTCCCAATCCTTTGATGGGCGATATGGTTCGCATTATAGATATAGGTGGGGCATTAACTTATAACATATCAATGGTTGTTAGAGCAGATAATGGCAACGGTATTCAGGGAGAAACCTCTAATACTGGCACCGCAATGTTAACTGGAATTTCTCCTAGTGAACTTGCTAATTATAACGCAGGTGAGTTAGTTGTTCAGACACCTCGTGCTTCGTTTGGATTAGTTTATGCGGGAACTACATCAGCTGATGGTGGACCAGGTGCTCCAACTTCCCTCAAGGGTTGGTATCTAATGGACGTATAAGAGATGAGTTTCTATCAATCAATCAGACAGATGAAAGCTGCCGTTATAGGCAGCATCATCCCTTGGAGTGGTCCTCTATCTGGAATTCCGGATGGGTGGATTGTTTGCGATGGAAGTGCGCCAGACGCAAAAGATTATCCTTTGCTTGTACAAGCAATTGCTGATACTTATAATGAAGGAACTTCAAATTTGGGAGGTGGGTTTCCAAATTATACGGGAGAATTCAAACTTCCGGACCTTCTTGGTGGAAGAGCTTTAGTTGATATCGAAGGATCATATTTTGCACCATCAGCTGCTGGTGGAACCGGAAACGTTATTGATACTGATGCTGGTGCTAGACCATTAATTGAACCATTTATTGGTGAAAACACAGATAATGGTATTAATACTGTTTTTAATGATGTAACTACAGACGTTGTTTTTACACTTAATGATAGAAATGGTTATGTTGGAGCAATTAGTGGAAATGAAGCAGTTCCTGGTCAGGGAGAAAGATCAATTTTTATTGGTGGACGAAAACTAGGACATCAACATATCAGAAATCATCAACACCCTGGAACATATGAAACTATTGCAAGTCCTACATCACAACGTCCAGGTCTAGGTGTTATACCATATGATAATATAACAATGACCGTTAATTATGCAGCATATGATGAGACTAGTGATATTCTCGACCTTTTTGGTGATAGTGTTGATACCGTTAGAATTGGTTTAGAATGGTATAAAGAAGACACAGAATTGGTTGACAACGGTTCTTTAGCTGAAGTTGTTTCAGAAGGTTATAGTGGTTATGGATTAGGTAGTCCTGGAAGAACAGTTGGTAGAATCAACTCAGAAAATCCTCCAATTAACTTATCAGCTGGCAATCTTTCGGATAGTCCGCTTGCAGTATGGGGAGAATGGCAACCATTACCATCAACACCATCTACCGGTAGACCTCTTCTTTCAGAAGATGATGAGATTCCATATGGTCTTTTTGGTGAAGTTTTCACTATTCCTGATGGATTTAGAAATTTTTATCCTGATCAACTATCATCGGGTGCATATGGAACGTTTGTGAGTAATGAAGGATCTGATTTCTTAGATTCATCTATACAGGCACACGTACATGACCCATTTCAGGTCGTTTATGATCAAAATAGTTTGAAACCTCAACCTAGATTGAATTCTTCTTTGAATGTTCCTAATGCTACTCTTGATAATACTAGCAACGCTGGTTCTTTACAGATTAATATGAATACAGCACAACCAACATTAACTTGCGTATACATCATCAGGGCATACTAAAATGGCAAATTATACAAACGAGAGAGCAAGATATGGAGGGTGTACAGGACAAATTTTAGTGCATTCTTCTCCTAGTCTGGGATCCACTAATAGTCCAACAGCTACAAAATTTAAAGAACAAATTCCTGCTGGATATCTTAGATGTGATGGAAGTATTTTAAATGCTAAGGATTATTATAATCTTGCACAAATTTTAGGAGTTGGTGAAGAAACTAGATTTGCTAGAGATGGTGCTATTATTAGAGCAGCGGATCCTAGTATTAATGAGTTAGGGCAATTTCAATTACCTGATTTAGGATCTAAAGTTATTATTGGTGGTAGAGGAACTGGTTTGTATAATAATGATTTTGTTGATACAGGAGGTGCATCCAATGTAGTTTCAAACAGAGTTGGTCCTCAAATTGAAGTAACATCTAATTTTGGAAATACGATTACAGCATCATATAATGGAAATATGCAACTTGCTGCAAGTGGAACTGTTAATATGCTTGGTAATCCAAGATATAATGTAGAACGCGAAACTTCGGAAACTACATTGAATATTGATAACTTCCAGGGACATGCACATAATACCACCAATACTGTGTATTTAAATCATAGTGATAATCATGCGACATCTTTCTTTGGTGGTAAAGATTATGCACAGAAAATAGCAAATAGTGGAGCTGGTCATCAGTTTGGATTTAGTAGACAATGGGAGACAGTATCAAAGCATAAACATAATATTACAACTCCAAACAGTTATAATTCAAATTTTACATATTCACATCCTCTACAAGAAATTGATATGTCGAGTGTTGCCGCAACAGTTGATGTAGATGTTTCAGATCAAGTAAAACTAAATGATTTGGTTACTCCATTCATTCTTGTAGAATACATTATTAAATTTTAAAAATGCCACGCACATCTACTATTACCTCTACTACCTCTATTAGTGGTTATACTATAGATCCTTATATCTATAGTTTATCTTTTAAGATGTATGGTGCTAGTGGCGGCGGAGAAAATATTCTAGGTAATACTTCATTAACTAGAACAGCAGGAACTAGTGGTGGAACAACTAGTTTTTTAGGATTTACTTTAACTGGAGGTGTTGGCGGGGGAGTTAGTACAAAAAATGCTGGTGGACAGGGAGGAGTAGCCACAGAAGGATTTACTTGGTCTGGTGCTGGAACTTCTGTATCTTCTGCAAATGGAAATCGTGGATCGCTGCCTACTGGCGGTATTGGTGCATATATTGGTACTGTTAAACGAGACGGTGGAAATGGATCTAGTGGATATAATACATATACTTCTTCATCTACTCACTTTTTTAACAACACGACTAATGTTCATAATTTTAGTGCATCCGGTTCCACTGCTGATATTACTCTAGATTATGAAAATGAAAGCGCAGAAGGAGTAGGAGGATTCACACCTTCAAGTGGAAAATATTATAGTCTTTCTTTTACTGCTCCTTTTGCAAATAATAGTTGGACCATCTCGATTACTACATCTGGATCAACAGCTGCTGGTGGTGGCACTGGTGGAGCTCCATATAGTTTGAATGGAACTAACAATAAATCGGCAAGTGGAATCAATATTTGGTTTCAAACCGCTCCTAACTCAGGGGAAACATATGGTAGTAATAGTTATATTCGTGATTTTACTGTTACAGCTACGGGTCTTAAACCAGGTGCTACGGGCAGAGGTGGTGGGGGAGCTGCTGTTGCTTATGGTACTATATCTTACGAAACATTTGAAGCAACAGCAGATTATACTCCTGGAACATATGCACCGGCAGTTGTTGGTGCTGCAGGATCTGGAGGTGGAACTACTGGTGGGTGTGCTGATGGAACAGCAGCAATAATCGAATTAATTGAAACTATTTTTCCTCAAGTTTATCTTACTAGTAATAGATATCTATGTACACCAACAGCTCCAAATGCTATATTAAGTTGGAGAACAGAGGGTGATGCTGATGCTATCAGATGGCCCTCGAATGGCGACATTACTAATGGCAATTTAGAAAGTAATTCTACTGTCACTCCTACAATCACAACAACATATACAGCTGAAGGATACAATACATCAAATTCGGATTTAGTTTCATTTAATCCAGAAGCATCAGTAACAATAGTTGTAATTTCAGCACCATCTATTGGAAAATTTGAAGTTCCTTCTCAAATTAACTATGGTTCTGGTGCTTTTAATGTGGTATATGAAACAGAATATGCCAACACAAGTTTAGAACTTAAATTTTTTAACTCTGGATATATCGCTGGTCCTAATGATGGAACATCTGTACTAAAGGAAACTGTTGTTTTAACAACGGCAGGTTCTGCAGAAACTGCTAATGAAAATAGAGATGCAGATGGAACTGTTCCATACTCTCCTCAATGGGATAATTTTGGTCCTAGATCAATCATTGTAAGATTAACTGGAGAAGGAAGTGGTGGTTCTTTTGTGCAAGAAAAATCTATTGTTGTTATTATTGATGAAACTCCAGATAATATGACTATTGAGGAAACTGATGAAAAGTTAAAAGATGCTGATCCTGTCTATACACCAGAAACAGAAATTTTATCTGAGATGTATCTGGTCGATGATATAGATATTCCGGTGGAGATTAAATCTGATTATCCTATATTAGTTGACATTAATAAAGATAATGATTGGACAAAAGTAAGGCAGATCTAAAATGGCAACTACTCAAACATTTACTTCTAACACTACATACGCTATTCCTTCGGATGCTGCTAATGTTACATATATTATTCATGGCGGTAAAGGTGGCCAGGGTGGTCCTGCTAGCACTCGTGTAAATCGCAGTGGTGCTGCTGGTGCTAGAGGACAAAAAATATCTGGAACTTTAACTGGAGTTGCTGGTTCAACACTCACATTAACGATGGGTGGACCTGGATCTAGATGTTTTGGAGATTCTGGCGCTAATGGTGGTGGTGGATATTGGAATGGTGGACGTGGTGGTAATAATAATTCCTACGATAGTAGTAGTGGATGGAATGCTGCTGGTGGCGGCGGCGGCGGTGGCGCTACTGCTATTCGTATTGGGAGTACTGTATTAGCTGGTGCTGGTGGAGGCGGTGGAGGAGCGTGTATTTGTTATAGTGGAGAATCTGATGCTCCTGGATTAACATCTTCTGATATTAACACTAGTGGCGGATCTAATGGTGCTGCTGGACAGAATTCTGGTGCCGCTTGGAATGGAGCTGGCGGCGGCGCTGGCGGAGGGTTTCCTGGTGGCACTACGGCTTCAATTGGTCCTGGATATGCCTACGTAGGTGGTAATGATGGTAGTGGATTTGGCGGCGCTGGTGGTGCTGGATTATATAACACTTCATATCATAACAGTGCTTCTACTCTTCAAACTTCTAGTTCTAATAGTGCTTTTATTACAATTTCTTATGATGATCAAATTGTCACAGAAGATTTTAGTTGGACTACTAGATCTCCTCAACTTGATAATATTGTAGGAGCTCAGGGATCTGATCCAGCCAACTTATGGACTACTTTTTTAACTAACTTTAACGTAGGTGGTAATGAACCTGAAGGCAGTACTGTTATTAGATCAATTGAATGGAAAATCAATTTCAATAATACTGGAAAACAAATATTTAATACATCTGTAGATGATGATGCTGATGTATACATTGATAATGTACTTCAATTTTCGCTTAACACTTATAACGCCAACACTTCGTTAACTACACCAAATAATATTACTGCTGGTGAACATACTTTACGGATTGAACATGTTAATAATGGTGGTCCATATGGTGTTGCAATGGATTGGACTGGATATGTACCTCCAGCACCACCAACAGTATCTCTAACTGCAACTGATTATAGCACCCCACCAAACGATATTACTAGCATTTATAAAGGTCAAAGTCTAAGGCTTACATATTCTGCTTCTATCCCCACTAATGGCGATGCTATTACTGGTAATACTTTTACTGCAACTGCTGGTGGAGTTGTAACTAATCCTATTGCTACTGTGGGAAATAGTGGTATATATTTTCCTGCTCCCACAGTAACAACAACTTATACGTATACGGCAACTAATGCTAATGGGACATCTACCACAAGTGTAACAATTACAGTCAACGATGATTTCCCAGTAGTAACTCTTACTTCGGATGATGCTGATAATACAATTATTTCTGGTGGAGTTCCTGAATCTGTAACACTTACGTGGAGTGCTACTGCAAATACTACTATTAGTAGCACCACAATGACTGGTGTTGCTAGTCCTGGCACATCTGGCAGCGTAACAGTAAGTCCTACAACTACGACAACTTATACTTTTAGAGCAACAACTGCTACTGGAACACGTACAGCAAGTGTAATTATTACCGTTAACACTAGACCAATAATTACATTAACTTCAAATACATCAACAATATCAAGGGGGCAAAATGTTAATTTGAATTGGAGTACAACTGGGAGTGCAAATAGTATAGTTTGGTCTTCTGGCACACCTACTCCTATAGTTGGAAGTGGAGTTATTAACGGATCTGTAGCAGTTGCTCCTACAAATTCTACGCAATATTGCATTTATGCAACTGGACCTGGTGGGGTCAGTGATGCTAAATGCGTTACGATAAATGTCATACAGATAGACACTAGCATAACTGATTATGATCAATCATTCTCCAACGATTTTACTACTAATATTCCTTCTTATGCCATTAATGTTAATGTAGATATCTCAGCTGCAAGCGGAAGGAATGGTGGTACTGATGCTGGTGGTGCTTCCGGTCCCGGTGGCGCTGGAAGAAGAGCAACACTTTATTTTCCTGATTATGTTGCGAGGACATTTACTGTAAGATTGGGCAATCAAGGATCAGCTGGATTTGGATGTGTTGCTGGTAGCGGATCTGGATCAGGAGGAAGTTCTAATGTAGCTCGTGGGGGAAACGGTGGCACTTCTGGTCCTTCAGGATGTTCTGGCGGTGGCGGCGGTGGCGGTGGCGCTAGTGGTATTTACGACTCTGTTAAAAATGGTTGGGTTGCTATTTTAGGTGGAGGCGGCGGCGGTGGTGGTGCTTCCTGGAATGTTAGTGCTACTGGTGGACGTACAGGAACGGGAATGAATACCGGAAATGTAAACAGTATTAGTAATGGTAATAATGGTTCTTCGTGCCCTACTGACGGCGGTGGCGGCGGCGGCGGCGGTGGCGGGGCAACTGGTGGATCTGGGGGAAACTTTGGACTTGACAATAATAGAGGGGGTGTTGGTGGCAATGGTGGGCAATCTGCTTATGACAATAGTTATTGTAGTTTCAATTATAATTCAGGATCACAAAATTTTGGCGATGGATCTGCTAGAGTGAGATGGGATATAGGTGCGCCAACTATCGATAGTTTTACTGTTAGTCCCTCGCCTATCATTGCAGGGGAGAGCACAAGATTAACATGGACATCTACAAATTCTCTTAGTGGTAGTATTAATAATGGTGTTAATGCAGTTACTGTTCCCGATAGTTTTATCGATGTTTTCCCTAGTGATGATACAACATATACATTAACTGTTGTTGGTTATGGTGGTTTGACGGATACTGATACGGTATCTGTTGTAGTCTACATTCCACCTGTACTTATTCTCGTTTTAAATAGTCCATCTATTATTGTTAATGGCAGTACAAATCTTTCTTGGAGTATCACGGGAGATGGTGATTCGTTATACTGGGTTGCTGGTGGTATTATAAACGCAAATTTAAACAGTAATGTATCTCTTAGTCCATCTGTTACTACAACTTACAGTGGATACGTTACTGGTCTTGGTGGAACATCTCCAATAGCATCTATAGAATTAATTGTATACTATCCCCCAACTTTAATTGTAGATTATCCTGCGGTAATCGATTACGGTCAGCAAGCAATAATTGAATATGAAGGAGATTATGCAAATACATCAGTAACATTGTCTGCTACTTACAATTATGATTATGTTGCTAATACTACTGATCCTATTACAAATTTAAATGTAGCATCTTCTGCTGAATTTGGATCAAATTCTCCTTACAGTGGAACTTATAATACAAATATTGTTTATACTGATAGAGGACCACTCAGCATAAGTTATGTTATTACTGCTACTGGTAATGGTGGATCAACGAGTGAAGCGTTTACAGTTTTAATTAATGTTGACAAAACACCAGATAATATAGACATTGATGAGACTGGTGATCTATTTAAAGATGCTGATCCTGTCTATACACCAGAAACAGACGTATTATCTGAGATGTATTATATTGATGATATTGAAATTCAGGTAGAAGTTAAATCAAATAATCCTATATTAGTCGATTTAAATGCAAATCAACAATGGACTAAACTAAGACAAATTGGTACACCACCGGCAGTTCAGGGAAATTCTGTAGGTGGAAATTCAATGCCAACAAAACCAGGAGTGTATTATATTAAACCAAGGTCTTTACAAACTGAAGCACCCCTAATTGCAAAATCTAACTTATCAGCAATCGAAGCAGCAAAACTTATTACATGTCTTTCTGTTATTGATGAAACAAATAATAGTTATTATAATAATCAAGGCAATTTAAATAATGTGTGGCAGCAGAACCCACCAATTATTGGTGGTAGTGTAAATAATCGTAGAGGATTTAGAACAGCATTTCCATATAGAACATTTTATCTTTTGGATCCACAAGGTTCGGGACAGAGTGGTATTGATGTACCTACTAACTTCCCAGGTGATCCAAATGCATTTGGACCAATTCGTGTCAATCGTGATGAAGGAAATACTGGTAGTAGATCTGATTGGTTTGCTATTTGTAATTTTGGTTCTTTGCCATATGGAACGATTGTTTCTATCTGGATTGATATTTCTGGTTCAATGAGACTATCCACAGTTAGAGCATCATATGATTATTTCTTAGCACGTTGTGCTGCTGCTGGTATTGAAATTGTATTAAGTCTTAGTGCTGCTGGTGAGAGATATATTGAGGGTCATATTGTATATCTTCCCCCCAGTGCTAACTTTACAGCAGAAGATGCTAATGGAAATACTTCAAATATTGAAGTTATTGCAGGATCTCCTGTTACATTGAGTTGGATTGTATTTGGTGATGTCAACACATTATCTATTTCACCAGGAGTATTGAATATTACACCTTCGTTTAATGATTTTGTAGATTCTGCAGTAGTTAATCCTACATCAGATACAACATATATTTTGAATGCAAACGGTCCTGCTGGAACAACCACGAGACAAATTACTATTTCTGTATTAATTCCTCCTACTATTTCTCTCACATCTAGTCAAGGATTGTCAATTATTAATGGCAATTGTACAACTCTTTCTTGGAGCATAAGTGGTGATGGAAATAGTATTTCATGGACACAAGGGGGCATTTCAAATACAAATGCTAATAGTTCTGCTGTTGTGTGTCCTAATGACACCACAACATATTGCGTTGTTGCTAGTGGACCTGGTGGCGTCTCTCCAGAAACTTGTATTGAGATCACTGTATATCAAAACCCAACTGCTAGCATTACTGCTCCAGGAGTCATAGATTATAGTGTTAACTTCACTATTGACTATGAAACACAATATGCAAATACTAGTATTCAGATAACTCCAACATATACATATCTGAATGGAACTGTTGTAACAGGAACAACAATCAATAGAACTTCTGCAAATAGTGCTGAGATTAATGGTGGTTCTGGTGGAACTGTTAGTGATACTAGAGCAAATGGCACAGGTGTTCCAATTACAGTTCCTTGGAATAATTTTGGACCATATCAAATAGATTTTGTTATAGTAGCTTCAGGAACTGGTGGAACTGCTCAAGATACTGCGAGAACAATAGTCAATATAGATCAAACACCAGATAATTTTGTTGTCGATGAAACTGATGAAAAGTTAAAAGATCAAGATCCTGTCTATACACCAGAAACAGAAATTTTATCCGAGATGTATTTGATTAATGATATTGATATTCCTGTAGAAATTAAGGCAGATTACCCAATTAAGGTTGATATTAACAAGAATGATGATTGGGATGACGTTAGACAAATCTAGGGTCAATAAATAATAGAACTGGGATCATAACTAAAAGGAATGACATATTCGTTTGCACCTAACGATCAACCACTTTACGTATCAGAAGGTGATTACGTACAGTTTAGGTTTATTGCACCTAATCAGTGGAACACCACTAACACTGTAACTATTACTATTGGTGATCTAACGCAGTTTTGGTTGATTACAACCATTCCGGAAGATTTTACTCCTGATCCATTTCCGTTTAATGATATCGATGAGGCAGATCTTAATACGATGTATACTACGGACATAGTATTTCGTCCACCGGATGGTATACCATCTACTTCTTTAAGTGGATTAACACCCGACACTCAAGCAGCTGTAGTACTTGGATCTAATCTTGGTGGAGGCATCGAGAATTATGCGATGCGTGTTGATTATAATGGAAATGGAAGTTTTGATACAGGGTGGATTCAAAGTGGTGGAGATATAACTGTAAAAAATGGTGCAAGAATTCGAGTTAGGTTAAAATCTTCTGAGTTTACTACACAGTTTTCAAGATTGACACTTGTTATTGGTACATCTAGTGCAAGATGGGATATCTTAACTTTATCACAACCAACAAATGAACCGGAACCATTCCCAGATTTTACAGATTTAGAAGACCAACCGACAAACACATATTGTTATAGTGAGGTTATTAGAATACAGGGATTGATTGCTTCTGCTAATATTAATACCAGTGGTGATGGCGAATGGGCAATTTCATCGACAAGTAATACTTCAACAAACTCAGATGGATTTCAAGTTCTTTCTGGAGCAACTTTTACCGGTAATGATGGAACTGTGAACAATGGTGATTACTTACAGTTAAGAATTTTGAGTTCAAACAATGCTTTATTTCCAGTTACAACTAATCTTTCAATTGGAGATGCTCTCAATGGAGATACTTGGAGTGTAGAAACGGGTGCAAACCCTTCAACTAATCCCAACGAATTCTCATTTACTAATGTAAACGATGCAATTGAAGATACACTTATAGGATCAGACGAACAACCTGAAAGTGCTTTGGGAATCCAGGGATTGACAGATGGTGTTCAGGTTCCAGTAGTATTAGTTACTACTAATTCTACCAAAGTTCGTGTTAAGAAAAATAATGATTCTATTGGGGTATTCCCCACAACAGTAGGAAATGGTGATAAATTAACTCTTTATCTACAATCATCACCTTCGTTTAATACTCCCTTAAACATGCAAATTCAGGTTGGTGATCGTCCGATTCCTCCCTGGCAGGTGAGAACTAGTCTTGGACCAGATACTGATGCTGATTGGAGTCCACCACCAAATAGAAATAATCAAATTCCTGAGTCTTTTGTTTCTAGTGCTCCTATTACTGTCACTGGCATTAATAGACCAATCACAATTGAAAGTATTGCTGGTTATCCTGCATTGATTTCTATTGATTTTGATCCTCCTGTAGCAGGTCCAAGAACATTTAATCCTCTTGTAAATTCTTCGTTCTATATTGTAGTACAAGCAGCATTACAACTTAATACACCAGAAACCACAACAATTCAACTTGGTACAGGAAGTCCTAATGCGTTTATTTGGCAAGTTACAACATATGCTACAGTTCCACCTCCATCTACTGATGCTGCTATTTGGTATAGTAGAAAATCTAAAAAATTTGATGGATATCCGATTGGAACAGTTCTTCCTGTTCTTAAGGAAAGTGTAGGTAGTTATGGAGATTTAGATGGTGGAAATAATGATAGGTATCCTGGATTTGTTCCATGTGATGGTCGTTCATTGGATAAGAATGATTATTTTGAATTATATACTATTCTTGCTGGAGAATATGGTGAGACTACTAGTGAATTTAACGTTCCTGATTATAGAAACAGAAAATTGTGTGGCATTGGTATCGTAGATAGTACCAGAGGTAATTCAGCATTTGTGCCAATTACTCCGGGATCTTCAAAAGGTATCAATGATCCTGGTGCTGAAGGTGGATTTTGGTATTTTAATAGGGTTGGTGCTCGTGGATCAAATCCTTTGGATCAAGTTCAAGGACCCCCCGGTGCTGTAGGAAGTTTGGATAGTGATTTCTTCTCTCTTGGAACAGTTAGACTAACTGGATTGGAAACACTTACTGATCAAGTTATCTTTGAAATTAATCCTAATAGTTTTGTCACAGCACAAGTTGGAGGTCTGTCTTCTATTACTGTTGCCGCTCCCACACATAATCATGCCTATATTTCTGCAGTTACAGAAGGTAATGAGGGAGAAGCTAGTATTCCATGGAACCAACCATTAGGTAGATCTATGATGGCAGGTTCACGATATGGTCAACCAAACCCAGATGAATTTGATGCTAGAGCACCTGAAGAGGCAAGTGGAGCTGAAAATACAGCGGCAATTCGAGCTGCATGGAAAAACTTTTTTGGCACTACTCTTGGTGCTAATTTTCAGTTAGAATTGACAAGATATTATGGTTCTGATTTTGATTTTGATGGTTGGATTGAACAATTCCCTACCAATTTTCCATATAACTCTGTTATTAGTGGAACTTCGACGGCATTTGGTCCTGAAAGTGATGACCTTGAGTATTCAATCCAATTTCAAACATGGTGGATTTCTCCTGCATCTGCGCTAGCATCTGCAAATCTCCAAAATCGTGGAGGTAGACTTGAGCCTACTGCCCCTAATGGTGATACTAATAGATATTGGAGTGGTGTATTTGATACACAACCATCTTCTTTTGCGATCGACCAGTATTTAAATACTGCTCCTGGAACACAAACACGTACTCATACACATTTAATTACAGAAAATGCCGTTGGTAATCCAAATGCTGATTTTACTGGTGGTAATTTTGATGGTGAAGGTAGCAACAACACACCATATGGATCTGGTCTAGGTGGTGGTGTTGATGGTGCATTATTGACTTTTAATCTATGGTGGTCTAATAGATATGTTGTTGCTGGAGGAAAATCGCCATCTGGTGGCGGAATTGCCGATTCCGGTGGGGGACAATTTTTCTCAGCAGGCGTTGGTGAGTGGTCTTACAGACAAGCTGGTGAGACTTTTTGGACTAATCCATCCGACGAAGAAACTAGAGATGAAGATATGATCGGTGGCAGTGGATCTGGTATGCGTTTAAGAATTACATATCAAGCATGGCCTTCTCCTGGAGGTGGTACTGCAAATGATACTAGAATACGTGTTAATCAGATTTTAAGTGCTGGTTCTGGTTATAGTGTGGGAGATGTACTCTCTACTACATACTGGAATGCTATTGGTGCTGATAAAATAGTTGAAATAGCTGCAGTTGCTGCTCCTGGATCTGGTGGTGCTGCCGATAAACTTCAGGTAGTGTTCACTCAGGGTCAAATTTTTAGTGATCTAACAAACGGGACGTTTAAATATTCTAGTAGTTTTAAGAGACCAACTCCTGATGTTGAGATGCAACCACAGAGACAAGTTCCAATTATCAACCCATTTCATAAGACTAAATATATCATTAAGGCATATTAATTATGAATCAAAAATTGAGTGTTCCAGATTATAGACCTCTTGAATTAATGCTCGATGATAGAATTACCAAATCTGATTTTGATGATTTTATTGGTGTCTGGCCAAATTTTATGCCAAGACCATTGTGTGAAGAGTTGATTGGATATGCAAATTCAGTTTATGATACTGCTTGTATTGAGGTCCCATCAGCAACAACAGAGTACAGTCCAAATGCAGAGATAGCATTCAATTCTTCTCAGCAGTATGGTGGAGATTTGAATAGAAAAGATTATGCATTTTTGTTAAATTTTTCTAATAGAGACTTATCTACTAAAACAAACTCTGTACTAAAGAGTTGTGTGAAGCATTATATTCATAAGTATCAATCATTAAAACATACTGGATTAGTATCTACTGATATTAAATTTCAGAAAACTCCTCCTGGAGGTGGGTATCATTTGTGGCATCATGAAAATGCTGATCTAGCACATGCTCCTAGAGAATTAGTTTGGATGATTTATCTTAATGACATGCCTGATGGTGAAGCAGAAACTGAATTTTTATATCAAAGAAGAAGAATTAAACCTACTGCAGGAACTGTTGTTATTTGGCCATCTGGGTATACGCATTCACATAAAGGAAATACTGTATTGACTGAAGATAAATATATCATAACAGGATGGTACATCAAGAGCACTTAACAACCCATGGAACTAAGAAAGATTGTTATCGAAGTTGATTTTATCAACAAATTTGTAACTCCTAATGTCGAAATTGACGTTGCTGCTACCGATTATCGTAATCGTAATAATAAAAAAACAGCATTAGATGCTGATTTATTAGAGAAATTTTTAACAGAATCTGTTGATGATTTCTGGCATAATGACAATGACAGAATTGATTTCTTTCAATATTTTGATGATGGAACTTATTTCTGTCAAAGACAGAAACGTCAATACGACTTTAAAACAGAAACTTCATATTACAAAACATATTCTTTCACTGGTGCTACTTCAGCGCAGGCAAAAGAATTTTGTGATCTATGTATGACGTTTTTTGAGATTGGTGTTGAGATCCGAAGTCTTGAAATTGAAAAAGTTATTGGAGATGTTGACAAAGAAGTTATTTTCTATGAGCAGAGATGGTACAAGATTAAAAGACAAAAAACTGAAATGTTAAACTTGTCTGATTGGAGAGTTCTTCCTGATATTGAAGAAGAATATGAAGGCGAAAGAGATAGATGGATTGCTTGGAGAAGATGGATTCGCAAAGAAAGTATGGTAAAACCAAATGATGAAAGATTTGGTGGATCTGGTTTAGCATACTTTAAATATACCTATGAATTGAAGTGGCCTAGAGATCCAAATTATTACTTAAAACTATATCCAAATGGTAAGTTGGAAGACGGTGTAACTGATGCACCTGCATTTATGGATTCAAATGATACTAACCAATGGGTCAAGCATGATTCTGAAGCATCATCTGATTTTATGAAGAGCAGAGAAGATCAAATGTATTTACTTGCAGGTAAACACAAATTGGTAAATAGAAAGATTAACGATAATATGAAAAAAATGATGGAACTTCTTGGTGTTCCTGATAAGATTCCTGAGGATTGGGATCGATATTATGTTAATGATTCTGAATTGGAAGAATGATATACAAAACTGATTTATTAAATGATGAACAACTTGAATACATTAATCTATATTTTAATCACTTAACATTTAAAGACGGAAGAATTAGCAATCCTAGAGAAGATAAACGGTGTCAAACTGTATTTGATGGACCAGGACATGTTGATTTGAATAATTATTGTCGTGATATAATATCACAAGTAGATCTCCCTGTTAAAATATCAGCAATATCTCAAATATATTTTACTAAGTATAATATTGGTGGGATGTATGGAGATCACTATGATGCTGCCATGTGTGGTGGTGTTAAATCGGATTATAGCATGACATGTTTTCTTAATGATGGATATAAAGGAGGTGAATTGATTATTGATGGTTCTACACCTGTCAAATTACAGAGAGGTAAAGCGGTAATATATCCTGGTAATTATATTCATAGAGTGAATAGAGTTATTTCAGGACGTAGAGATGTATTTGTGTGCTGGTTGCAAAAATGAATGATGTTGTAAAATATGATAATTTCTTTACACGTAGAGATTTTGCATTGATACTTGAGAAATTGAATCAACCTAAGTGGGAGTATGGTCATGGATCATATCCATCAGGACATCCAGAGAGAAAGATACCATTCTGGATGATGCATCTAGGTGATGACTTCTTCTTCACTGAATATCTTCTAAATATTATTGAGGAAAAGACTAATCAAAAGTATGAACTAACTGCTGTTTACTGTAATGGTCATACATTTGGCACTTCTGGTAATTTTCACCAGGATTGGCACAATGATCAAGGCAGAACATTTCTTCTTTATGCTAACGATAGTTGGGATCAAGAGTGGGATGGTAAGACAGTATTTAAGATAGGTGATACATATCATTACTCTGAGTTTGTTCCTAACTCAGCAATCCTATTTTCAGGAAATATTCCTCATAGAGCAGAAGGAACATCTAGATTATTTCTAGGTCTGCGTAAAACAATTGCTTGGAAACTCGTACTAAAATGAACACATCTTACGACGTATATTATTTTGATAACTTCATCGAGAACTATGCTCGTATGAAAGGAAAACCAGTTGTTATGCTGAGATCCTATGGGTGGAATAATAGCACTGATGTTGATGCTATCAATGCTTCATATGAAACTTATAAATCGATTCTGCCTCTGGATATGTGGACAGCATTGAAGCAATCGGAATATGTTTTTATGGAAGTTGATGATATGCAAATGACTATCGAATTCTTAGAAGCAAGTTTTCCAGCAAGTCAAGCAGAAACAACAACGCCAGAAAATTATATCTTCTATTCTCTGTGCAATGTTGAAGGTCAAACTATTTTAACTAACGAATAATGTTTTCCGAAAGATATACTGTTGTTGACAAATACAGTCTTACTACAAGAGAGAAAGTTTCTACTATAGAAACAATGCCTAGGAGATTTACGTCTCTAATGGATCCTGCATATCTTCCTAATTTAGATACTGATCTTAAACTTAAATTAAATAAGTATTTTAATTATGTCTTTGGTCATGCGACAGATCCTGAATATGAATTTAATAAACATTTGTTTATTGAGCATAATGATGGAGATATCATTGAAATTCTTGCGAAGCATGGTATTAGATATCCTGTTTTACTTCCAGTGTGGAATAAATTCTCGCGAGCAATCGATTGTGAGGGATTTATGGATCTAAGATCCAGATTTGTGAAACATACTAATGTTACCTTAAGTAATAAGACTTTCTTACTTGGTATGTTATATAAACCAGATGGTACGTACAATGGTTGTACAGTATATGATGATGACTATAGTTTTGATAGTTATGCAGATCAAAACTTTCTTAAAAAAATTAATGCATTTCCGAAGTATGTGACAAAATATGGTTATGGAGTATTGAAGTTTAAATTGGATACAGATGTGTTATCATACAAATTATTTTTTAATGTTACCAAAACATTTGATAAGCAAGATAAGTTTGTTTTTGCAGTTGAAAGAAGAAATGAAAAAGCACAAATGTATCTCAATGTGTTAAGGAAAGATAAACTTGATATTCTAACAGATGAAGAAGCAGATTATATTACTTCTATTTGTACACATAATTCATGGTTTGACATTGAGTTTATTGTAAACCCTGATGGATCCCATAAAGAAACCTTTGTGTATGTTCACAAAGTGGAACAGTTTGAGGACTTGACAGTGGGTTGACACCTATGCTATGGTAGCAAGGCGTCCATCGAACCACATGAAAGTTCCTGATCAGATAGAGTTGCAGCATATGCAACTCCAAGCAATGTTACGAGATAATAACATTCCAGAGAGTGAACTGATGTATGCTGGTGAGAGGGAGTATACTATAAACTATCCTGCTCATCCTGAGTATCATGGACAGATCATGCATTGGTACATTATTGCTGGGGAACATGAAGTTCCCGTTTGTGATATCGAATCAGTTGATCAAATTGAGTAATCATGCTACAATGTCCCCTATAACGCCTGTATCACATGGATTGGAATAGCACCACGAAACACGAGAAACGTAAAGATGCGTTCTATATCTTCTATGAGAGCGTTCTCAAACCAGACTATCAACTACGCCAGGATGCACATGATCAGCAATGTTATCATGAGTTGTTAGAATGGCGTAGTGAGATCATCGAATACCTTGACAAACGTCGCAACGAAGACTTTAATGACAACTGAAATCAACTGGAAAAATGAGTATTCAAAACAGCGTAAAGATCGTATGCAAGATGCGATCGATGATTACCTCAACGATGATAAAGTATCAGCACGACAAACGTA